TGCAGGAACTGCTTGCGAGCCTTGGGGATGCCGTGAACCTTCCAGCCGCTAACCGATGCGGCGTGAATGTCGAATAGCGCAGCAGTTGCACCAGTGCCCCCAAGGGCCTTGATGACGCGGATCGCTTCGGCGTTGCGCTTCTTGGTCATGGGTCAATTGTTGGGTATTCCCAATCAATTGTCAACCCCTCCTATTGACCAGATTCAATATCCCTATGAGTAGCATTGACGCAATGAAAGATGGAACGCTGAAGGACCGCCTCAAGGGATTGATCGAGCCGCTGGGACGTGGTGGGCAGAAACGCCTAGCCGTCGCCTGTGGCATTGATCCTGCCTCGGTCAACAACTGGCTATCGGGAAAGACAAAGACCCTGGAGGGAGCCAATCTGCTGGCTGCGTCACGGTTTTTGGGCGTCAATGCCGAATGGCTGGCAACGGGGAAAGGCCCCCGTGAACCGTTAACAAACCGTGAAGGGTGGGTTAACGAAAAATTAGGAGAAACTGTTACCTCCGACCTTGCTCCCAAGTCTCATCTGGCGACACTAGACCCACATATTCTGGTCGAGGCGGAAAAGTGGGTCTTGTTTGAGGAGGGGCCGGATCGCAGGCTTGCGTACTCCCTCCTCCCCCGAGCTGAGAGGCTTAGCGCGATCTACGCGCTGATCCAGGCTGACGGCGGCTCCCTTTCCCCTGAGAACTCAAAAAGGCTTATAGAGGCCGCAGCCCTGCGGCTACAGGGGAACGGTAGTGATCGAGTTGAAGGAACAAGCAGAGCCGCCAGCGACAAGGGGTAACATCGTCGCGTTTACGAACCACCGGATTCCGAGGCTGCAACACCTCTCGGATGACCAGATGAACCGCCTTCTCTGGCTCCTGAACCAAACGGAGCTGTTAGAGCAGCTGCTCCGCCATGACGTTCCAAAGCTCAAACACGGCTGTCCGGTGGCAAGGGCCATCCTGAACGATTAAGCCACCCTGAATAGATGCCAGAGCCCGCCAAGCGCGGGCTTTTTTTCGCCCGGTGAAAATAAATTGGGTAGACCTATTGACAACAAGATTGGGAATGCCTAATCTTTCCCCATCGCCCCACAGACACCCGGGGATGGGAGGCAAGAGTGGAGATTGCAGAGGTTTTCAACCGGCGCTGGGTTCCAGTCCCCGAAACGGGTTGCTGGCTTTGGACCGGGCACAAGAGCTCCAACTACGGCGGCATGTACGTGCATGGGGTGCAGGTCTTAGCGCATCGCCTGTCCTACGTCCTGCACCACGGTCCGATCCCGAAGGGAATGATGGTTTGCCACAAGTGCGACACGCCCATGTGCGTTAACCCCGCGCACTTGTTCGTCGGTACCGCCCGCGACAACACCTTGGATGCCATTGCCAAGGGTCGCTTCAAGTACGTCTACAACGAAAAGCCTGGACGCCCAACTCGCCACAGCCCCGAGTTGATTGAAGAAGTGCGCGCGAACAAAGACGGGCTATCAGAGCGCCAGCTTTGCCAGAAGTACGGCATCTCCAAGGGCGTCGTTCACCGCATGAAGCATTGGGAGGGTTACGGCAATGCCACCGATCTATGACGGAACAGCCAGCACCTACGGCGAACCCGAGCGCGTCTCCCCGCTCGCCCTCTACCTCTCCATCCACTACGAGTTCCGCGTGGCGATCCTGTCCGCGATCTTGCTGGCGGAAGTGGTGCTGCTGACCGCGCTGGGGGTGCTGTGATGAACAACGACAACCTCCCCGGTCCCGGCGACTACTGGTTCTGCGAACCCGAGTGGCAGGGCGAACGAGTCAAGCGCCCTGCCGTCGAAAGAGAGCCGCGCGAATACGGCTACTACACCGGAGCGTGCCTGCGCTGGAACCCCGTCACCTGCTGCGCCGAGCCCGGCACCTTCACGGTGCATGAGGCCGACTTCATCGGGGGCTCCAAGTGATGCGCACGTCTGCCGAGTTCCTTTCCGACCTTGAACCCATCGTTGAACGAATCGCTGGAGGCCCTGTGAGCGCCCGAGTCCAACCCCTGTTTCCCATCTCTGTGCAGATGCAAGACGTTGCGCGCCAAGCCGAACGCGTCGCCAGGAGCCGCTACGACGACGGATTCCTCAAGGGCGAGGTTGTCGGATTCACTCGCGGATTGCAGCAGGGCCGCAAAGACGCGGATGGATTCATGGCCCCGGTGCTGATCGTTGGCATCTGCATTGGCGCGACGGTTGGCGTGCTGGCCGCGATGGCTGGGTGGTTTGTATGAACGCCATCAATCGCCATCTGCAAACCAACTTCACCGCGATCATCGGGACACCGCGCGACGCTGACGCCGAGTGGGAAGCCGAGAACGGCATCTGCGCAGGCGACTACTACGCGAACGTCTGCGAGGAGGACCGCGAGCCGTCGCCGCGCGTGTCGCTGGCCGATGACGTGCCCGACTACTTCGCCGGGACCCCGTTTCCCATCAATCAGACCGACGAGGAATGAGCGCATGAACCTTCACCACGCCGACCGCGCAGCCGAAGCCGCGATGTTCATGGAGAACCGTATGCGCTACTTGCAGCAGTCCGCACAGACCCGCGACGGCTACCGCGCAGACATTCCGCCGCGCGTCCTGGCGCCGATCTTCGGCAACACCCTCCCCTCCGGCCTGTCCGCCACTGAATACCCCTACCCCCCAGTGGCGGGCGGGCTGGAACTTACAACGGAGTCTGCAAATGACTACTGACAAAACCCACTTCCGCAAGGCGTTCAACTCGCCATACCTGAGCAGCGCGGACATTGTTGGGCCGACCGTGCTCACGATTAAGCGTGTCGCACTGGAGAAGGACAAGACGAAAAAGACGAAGGACCAGTTCAACACGGCCTATTTCGTGGAGAGTGAGATTCGTCCTGGTGAGCCGCTGAAGCCCATGATCCTGAACGCCACCAATTCCAAGGTGGTGAAGGAATTGACCGGCTCCGCCTTTATCGAGGACTGGACCGACGTGCGCGTCACGGTCTACGTGGACAAGAACGTCAAGTTCGGCAACGAGGTCATGGAGGGCTTGCGTATCAGCCCGAAGGCTCCCGGCAAGAAGCAGCTCACGCCAGAGCAGGCCACCGCTTGGGCTAACGCCAAGGCCGCATACCTGCGCGACGGGAACCTCGATGCCGTGCTGTCCCGCGTGGACATTAGCGAGGCGCATCAGAAGCAGCTCGTAACGGAATGCACGCCCGCACAGCAGGAGGCCGCGTGATCTTTCACGACGTAGAACAGAACACGCCGGAATGGGATGCGCTGCGGTTGGGCAAGGCTACCGCGTCAAAGTTCGGCACGTTCATGGCGAACTATGGCAAGGCGTTCGGCGAGCCAGCGAAAGAGTACGCGCTAAAGATTGCACTGGAGATCGTCACCGGGCGCAAGGCGGAATACAGCTTCAAGAACGAACACATGGAGCGCGGGCACGCACAGGAACCGATTGCCAGGATGCTCTACGAAGAACAGAACTTCGTAGACGTGACAAACGGCGGATTCTTCTGCCACGGCACGCATGGCGACTCCCCGGACGGACTCATTAGCCGTGACGGTGTGATCGAGATTAAGTCGGTTATCGCCAGCGTGCATGAGGCCAACATCCGCCGGGGGGCCGCAGACCCTGCCTACAAGTGGCAGCGCATTGGGCACCTGGACTGCACGGGGCGCGATTGGGTCGATTTCGTTAGCTACTGCGCCGACTACCCCGAATGGAACCAACTGGCGATCTTCCGCACGTATCGCGGAGAGGTCACCGAAGAACTGAACCAGCTCGCAGAACGCCGCGCCATGTTCCTTGAACTGGTGCAAACCAAAGTCGCAGAACTCCAAATGAGGATCGCAGCATGAAAAGTGAAGCCGAGTTTATTAATGGCCTGATCGTCAAGGCACCGAACGAAAACGCACCGGATTACGTCAAGGCCAAGCTGTCTATCCGACGCGAGGAGTTGATTGCGTGGCTGCAAACCAAGTCCAGCGAGTGGATTAACGCTGACGTGAAGGTGTCGCAGGGTGGCAAGTGGTACTGCCAAGTCGACGCGTGGAAGCCGCAGGGCGAGCGTGTCGAGCGCGGCATTCGACAGCCCGTATCCGTCACCGAGGACGACGGCTCAGAGATTCCATTTTGATGCGCAGCCTGGAGGCTCGTCTTGATCGCCTGTCCTGTCCAGTGCCCGAGTCCGGGTGCTGGATTTGGATCGGCGCAAGCACGCCGCGCGGATACGGGAAGCTAACAGTTAGGACGGGGGTGTCGGAGTACGCCCACCGCCTTTCATGGATGCTGGCCCACGGCGAGATTCCAGAGCGTTCCTACGTCTGCCACAAATGCGACACGCCGTCGTGCATCAACCCTGACCACCTGTTTATCGGCACGGCAGCGGAAAACAACAGGGATATGGCGGCGAAAGGGCGAAATCTTTTTGGGTCGAAAGTTACGACGGCCAAGCTCACCGAATCGCAAGTAATGGAAATACGCAGATCCACCGGAACCTGCAAGAAGCTTGCTACCGCGTTTGGAGTCAGCGTATCCGCCATTAGCCACATCCGAACGGGCCAGCGGTGGAGGCAATTGCAGCCCACCTCCACTGAGGCAGCGGCGCCAGCCAGTCGGCGATAGGACTGGCAGTTTTACCGCAGAGCGCACCGGCTGCTCTGACCTAAAGGGAGAATGAAGTGACGAATGAAACGCCCCCCGCAGTATTGGCCCCCAACGCACGGCTGGAAAAGATCATCGCGGAAATGCGCGCGGAGGCCCGTGACGCATCGGCCGATGGCGAGGATATGAGCGTGATGCGTGGCTGGGCGAACGACCTTGCCAAGCTGGCGCGCAGCCTCGCCCAGCAGCAGGCCGCCCCCGCTGGTGAGGTTTGGAACGACGTTCTAGGTGAGCTAAACGAAGCCTACATGCGCGGACAGTTAGGCGA